GCCGTTCGCCGTAACCGCAACGGTTCCGGCCGTCGTATTTACCACCACAATAACGTTATAGGTTCCGGCTAATCCGGTTGTACTGATTGTTACGGCGCCGTTCGATTCGTACGTATACCCGTTAATCAGCGCCGCACCGTCCGCAATGGTTAACGTTGACGTGGTAGCGCCTGACATAGCCAGCAACGACCCAAACAGCGTTACGCCGCTGCCGTCCGTTTTGCGGGCGTTTGCCGTCCAGCGATCCGCATTATATCCCGCTGCCGGGCCGTCCCCGGTGCCACTCGTTGCCCAACCTAGCGAACGTTCTGTTGATGCCATATTGTCCCCCTTTAAATCCCGTCGTAGCGGTTTATGTACTGAATGGTAACGGCGCTGGTACTCGTGGCACCAGTACCAGAAATTGAAATAGTGTTCACCCCGCCGATTACGTCCGGATCGGCGGCTATTTTCCACGTTGCCAACGTTGAACCGGCGGTAACCTCCCCGTACCGATTGGCGCCCAAATCATCAATAACGGTTTTATACCCGTATTCAAGATTTATAGTATATGTGCGCCCGGCGGCTATGGTTGAACCAGTAAAGTTGATTACGTCGCCCGTCGAATTGTTGGTAATGATCAAATTGGTGATTGGGCCAACGGCGGTAATGACGGGGTACGTTTCGGCGCTGCCGTCATACGCGATTGCAATTGTACTTGCAATTGACGCCGACCCCAGCGTTAACGGGATTAATAGGGGTATTGGCATTGCAGTACCCGCAATTACCGGCGTTGCGTTCACCGTTTGAATTGCGGGATCGTACCACGTTGGATCATCGGCCCGTAATTGCACAACGGTTTTTACATCATACCCGGCGCCTTCGGGGTTTTCATACTGCAACCCGCCAACCGTGCGAACGGTGATTGCCCGGGTATATGCGCCGTTTACTATGGTGAGTGTACCCGCAACGTTTGACGGTTTAAACATGCGTATGAGTGTATCCCGTACATGCGCTTGCGTTTCGAGCGTTTCGGCGCGTATAAGCAACGGGAGCGTAATAACGCGGGGATCTTTGCGAAAATCAACGGTTGTTTCCCCTTGCTGGTATGCGCCCCGTTGGGTGAGCAGATGAAACGGGGTTAACCCGTGCCCGGCGTCCCCTAGGTAGTACATAGTTAACCCGCTGGTTGCGTCGAACCCGTTTAAACTCCATGTATACGCCCCCCGGCTATACGTTATTGAGTATGTCATCATGCGCCCCCGTATACGGATTGCATCATACGTAAATCCGCCATAATCGTTGATTCGGATTGAGTACTTGCATAGTTGGCGGTGAGTTGGTAATAGTTGTTAATCGTTGACATTGTTGCGGCGCCCGTGGTGCTGCTAAGTGCCCCGCCTACGTCGCCAACCGTCGACAAAATCCCGGCGGCGATGCCTTGCCCCATTGGGCGCCCGATCGTTTCCGCCATGAGTTTAGACGGCGATGCAATGCCCAGTAGGTTTTTTAGCCACGATACCGCACCGGACACAATGCCCCCGAACGTGTCATAGAGTTTTTGCCGCATACTCTCCACGCCGTCCATTAACCCTTGCATGATGTTTTTACCAATGCCCTTAATTGTGGCAATGAATCCGTTGATTTTTTCCGTAATTCCGTTTATGGTGTTCGTCCACCACGTCGCAATATCTCGGGATAACTGCCCCGAAAACACGTATTGAATGGTGTTATAGATATTGATGAAATTCTGGATAACGTCCTTAATGTACCCCACGATGAGCGGGAATACAAACCGAATTATGGGAACCAGAATTTGCACCAGCACCCCGACCACGTTCATAATAGCGGTAACAATATGCCCCAAAAATTCCCCTATGGGTGCCATTGCTTGGCCTTGTTCCTGAATCCCCCCGAACGCGTCATCGAGCACGGCGCCCAATGGTGAGAGTTGCGCCATTGCGTCCGCAAATACCGCTACTAACTGATCCCATACCGGCCCAACAATTCCCCAGAAAATATCAACTTGCGTAGTGATTGCCCCCAGCACGGTATAAAACACGTCCCGCAACGTTTGAAACGTCGTCATGAGCACGCCGACCGCTTCGCCAATCGTCGCAAATACGCCGTTCCAATCAACAGACGTGATAGCGTCGCTAATCGTGGTAAAAATCGTTTCAAATAGCGACATTAACCCGACCCAGTCAACGCTATTTATCCATTCAGTAAACGCCGCCGCCATTTGTTGGACGGCGGGAACCACATACGCAACGGCAAACCGCCCCAATTCCATTAAAATTGGTAGTAGCGCCTCACCGATTGACCCCTTTACATCGTTAAATTGTTCGGTGAGTACCGTCATTTGTCCGGCGTACGTATTGACGGCGGCGGCGGCGCTCCCGCCGAACTCTTTATTGAGTTCGGCTATAATGATTGCTTGGGCGCCGGCCATGTCGCCGGCCTCCTGCATGGTTTCAATCTGCTGTTTCTGTTGTTCGGTGAATGACACGCCAACCCTGGATAATGCGCTTATCCCTTGCGTTGGATCGTTTAGCGCTTTGCCAACCTGAATTGTTGCGCTTTGTAAATCCGTGCCAAGCGCTTGGCTAATATCCAAAATAGCGCCCGTTGCATCTTCGAACCCAACGCCCTTAATGTTGGTAAACGTGGCTAGTACGTTTTGTGCGCCCAAAATTGCATCATCACTAAACAATGACATACCATTGGCGGCGGACAAATCCGCTGCCATGTTTGCCATTTCTTGGGCCGTGATACCGGCGGCGCCGCCCGTGGATTTAATCACCGCCTCGGTTTGTGCAAGGGCGTTTTGCCATTCGCTCGCCTCGCCGATGCTGTCCCCGACAAAATCCCCCAGCGCCGACAACCCACTACCCAACGCATTAAACGCCGCCTCACCAACGGCCCGCAATGCGCCCGTGGCGATTTCCCCCAGCAAATCCATTTTGCCGCCGGTGTTATCGGCGGCCGTTCCCACATCTGCCACGGATTGCGCAACGGACGCCGCTACCCGTGTAGCGTCGTCCTGTGCAACAAACTCTAGTATGATCTGTGCCATGCTACCGCCTTTTTTGCCGTGCTAATCGCTCCCGGGCTAGGTGTTCCCCTTCGAGCATTGCCAGCGCTCGCACGCATACGGCGTAATCGGGGAGTTGCTGCGGCGGACAATGGTACACATCACGGCATAACACCAGTTCGATGTATTCGGCGGGCGCGGGTGCCTTGGTGTATATGTGTGCCATTACCGCGCCCTTGAGGGTTTTAAATCCTGTTTGCCTATCCCTTGCCGCTTTAAGATTCCCTCAACAATTGCCCCCATATCCGTAACTGGAACATCGTCCAACGTTTGCCCTTCGGGGAGAATCAAATACCGCTCCAAAAACGGCACCAAACTACGAATACTGCGTTTCCCTTCGGCCAATTCTTCAAGGCGCATTGCATCGCCAATAGATAGCGGCAAATCCCGCAATTGATACTTTTGCGTTTTCATACATTACACCGCGTGCACAATCGTGCTACCACTGATAACGAAATTACACATAATTGGATCACCGCTTGACCCGTCGAAACTGGGGTAATCAATTTCCGTTATGCGGCCGGAAATGGTGTATGTATCAGCTCCGGCGGTGCTCCCGCCCGGCGTCCAGCGAATTTCAACCGTTGCGCCGCCTACGGTTTCGAATGTGCCTAATGCCACCTGGTACGCTTCCGTGGTAACGTCGGTATAAATGACGTTAACCGTAACTTCTGCCGCTTCGGTCTTGCCAAATACCAATAATGGATGATCCGAATCTAACGGGTAGGCTTCGCCCTTTTTGCGGGAAATGCTGCCCGCTTCTACGCTCTGACTTGATCCCGAAATATCGGTAAATGAACCAGTACCCGCCGGTGTGCGGATTTCGATTTTACCAAATGCCCCACTCATTGCGCCGGTTGTTGCCATGGTGTCTACCCCTTTACTATGTCCCTAATATGAACCGTGATTACCACCGCATTATAGAATTTGCCCGATGCGGCGGGATATTCCAAAACCGGAAATGTCCCCGAAACGTTCGCCCGCGTCCAATCAATTGTTCCTAATGTGCGCACCAAATCGGCGTACATTTCGGCGTATGCGGTTACGTCGTATGCCATATCACCCAACCCACGCCCTAAACCAGCGTTGCGGTATAGCAGAATATCCGAAATGATCCAATCAATAGTGATATTGAACGGCGGGCGCATTGATACGCTCTTTACGTCCGCAAATTCAAAGTTTGTTACTTGCAGTACCCGGGCCGGTAAATCCGCCTCCTCGTACCCGTTTTTCATCGTGGTATTGTAGTACACCGGCACGATAACGCCGCCAACCTCCACGGGTAGCGCTGCGATGTCGTCTAATATGTCGAGTAGATGCGCTGCCATATTACCAACCAATCCGCCGATATGGTTCTAACAAATCCGCAATGTCATCGGGTAATTTGAAACTTTTCATTGATACGCCGTCGGCGCTGATTGCATCCATAACCCGGGTTTCCGTCCCGTTGCGGCGCCGGTACATGCGGGCCGCTAATTCCTTTGTGCATTCGACGATATCCGCCGGCGGCGTGATTGACCACCCCCAGCGCCCAACAATCGCAACGCTGCCGTCCGGACTTCCCGTATACGTCCAAACATACTGAGTATTGAGTTTAATACGAATTGCGCTATACGGTACACCATTCAGCGGGAGCAATACCACGGCGTTTGTAGGGATGTTGGAGCCGTCCCCGTTGGTGATGCTGGTGAGTTGGCACAAATCGAAATCCAAACCCAGCGTTAACCCGTCATACCACAAACTACCGTCATAGTTGACGCCCAACGGCGTAAACCGTCGGGTTGTATCTGCTGGTACTTCGAACACCCGCCCGGTTTTGGTTTCAATCTGTTTTTGGGCCGCACCAATGAGTACCCCGAGTAACGAATCATCGGTAGAACCCGAAATATCCATATAGGTTTTAAGATCTGCAACCGTGGTATATGCCATATGGTTATTTCCCCTTTGGACGCCCCCGGCGTCCGGGCGGCGGTTCGTCTAACGGTGCGGGTTTCGGTGCGGTGTTGGGCGCTGATTGTGCGGGGATTGCCTTGCCCCGATCTATCAGTAATTGCCCGTGTGGTATATCAATGATTTCGCCGGGATCGTATACAATCGTTTTCCCGTTGACTTTGTCAATATACCGTTGTTTGAGTAATACGCGCATATAATCCCCATTGGGCGCCGTGGGGATCCACCACGGCGCCCGCTGTGTCTATTACGGATGTACGCCGTATGCGAACGCCTCGGCCTGTGTCACGTCCCCACCCCAGCGCATCGTTACAAAAATCCCGGTTTGCCCGTTCGCCTGATACAACCACGGGTTGCGGCTGATCTCCATTTGTGCGTTTTCAACGAACATATAGTAGCGCCAATTCCCGAACCACAATGATTTCTTTGTGGTGCCGGTTGCGTCTACGAAATCGGTGCGGTGAGCGGGCATTTCGTCGATGCTGTTGCGGGTAACGGCCAAATTGCCGGCTTGGGTGTAGTTGCCTGTTAATCCACGCAATGCGGACAATGTGGAACCACGCAACGCCCAACCGTTGGCGCCTTCCTCCCAATATGCGGACGGTACGGCGCCCTGTACGTTAAACACGTCATCAAAGTCAATAGCGCTTGCACTGGTGAACGTTGCCGATTGGGTTACACGGGTTGCAAGTCCGTATGGTTGGCTCGACCCGCTGCCCTTAATGATGTACTCGTTGATGTTGCGGGCGGCGGCGCGGGCGATTTCCTCGGTAAGGAATTGGTCCAAATTCGCCTTTTCGTCGCGCAACAACTGATTCGAAATTTTCATAGCCAGCGTTGCGGTGTAGACCTGAATAGCCGCTTGCCCAAACGTGGGCTCATCAAAATTCACGGCGCCGGCCTCGGCAGTAAATGCGAAATCTGATTTTTGCGATTGTGTGGGAACGTCCACCCGCTGGTATGACGTGGTGAACCGCATGATTGGGAGCACGTTTAAAATGCTCAATTCATCACGGCGGCCGATGATGTTTGTGTAGGGTTCGGCGGGAGCGATGAAACCGCCGTTTGCGCCGGTGCCCTCGTTCATTGCGGCCTTTGCGGCGATGTTGTCACCGGTTTTCAACCAGTGCCAAAACGCCTGTGTGTCGTCGTTGCTGTTGCCCAACGTGGTAAGTTTCTTAATTGCGGGGGCCTTACCAGCGACCACGCCGCCGCCCTTTACGGGATTCCCAACCATTGATTCCAAACGGGCATCAACCAGATCTTCGACGCGGGCGGTAAATGATGCCTCGTCGGTAAATGCGAATTCACTCACGGTGTTACTTCCTTCTGTCACAAAATGCGTATATACAACCGGGTGAGCGCCGGGCGCCCCTGTTCCCGTCATTGCCATTTTTACCGCCGCATATGTGCGGGGTTCCGCCGGCGTTGGGGTAACCGATAATTCGGCAACCGGCCAACGTTTCATAATGCCGTCTTGCCGTTCCACCAGATGCGGAACGGCGCCGGTACTCAATCCCAGCGCCCCGCTGCTGATGAGTTCCATAATCTGTTTGTAGTACTTGTGCCGGCGGTTTAATTCGATTTCTACATCAATTCCGGCGTCCGTTGGCGTCCATGCGGTAACCTCACCAATGGAAGATTTGACGCCGTTTAGCGCGTGATCGTAGTACACCGGCATACCGATAAATGGGCGTTTTCCGTCCCCCAAAATCGTCTGTTTGGTGAACGTATCCCCCGTAATATCCTTGCCGCCGTAGACGATTGCCCGGCCCTTTATGCGTCCGTCGCTGATTGACTTAATCACGGTTCAACACCTCACGAATTGCCGCCGCCTTAGCGTTCATTTCGTCTAGCCATGCTTGCGGAAGTTTGGCCACAAATTCGGTGCCTTTCCGCTGTGCTAGTCGTATCATACGGCGTTTAAATACGTCAAACGTAATAGACCCTTCATAACGCCCCCACGATGATACGGCGGCGGGGATATCATCGGGAGTAACCACGGGAAAATTTCGGGTTTCGGGTATAACGAAATCGCCCGCCGGCATTTCCTCGCGTTGTGCTGGGGTTGCGTTGCGATCAACTAGCGCCGCTACTTCTACGTCAATTTCAACGGCGGGTTCGGTTTCCATTTCCGCCGGCGTTTCTGTAATCATCTCGGGTTGAATAATCCATAGTTTACAAATTGCTTCATCTGCAATTTCACCTTCCACGATTGAGCACATACCAGCGCTATAAAATACGCAATTGGCGCATTTAATCCCAGTGGCGGCAAACGGGTTTTCCGTCATATAATGCGCGTCCGATTGCGTAAACTTGCCCAACTCGGACACAATCGCCGTATATGATTCCTGTAAAACCATGTTGTGTTCATTGAGCATTTTGGCGGGCGTTGGCGGCGGCATCATTTCGCCGGCGTCGTCCTCTATTCCATCGTCGCCCAAATCGGTTAATATCACTAACGCCGATTTCATCGTATTACGCAACTTGCGGATCATCTTCATATCTTGTTCTGAATGACGCCGCGCCGCTTTTATTGGTGTAGGCATAGGTAAAAGTTCGTTATCAATTTCTTTTGCCGTATAATTCATTTTGAATAACAACAACCGCAAAAAATCGCCGATGTTATCGGTAAAAATTTTATATTCCCCGTTATCATCCATTACATAAAATTGCCCGTCTTCAACCTTAAACGCAATTTCTACATCCATATTGCGTAATCCCTTTTTGTTCATCGTCTTGTACTCCTTTAGTATGCGTTCTGCCCAATCCCGCCCGGCGTCGCCGCCCCACCCGTTCCACGCTTGGCGCCCTTTTCCCCAGTCGTCCCACGTTGCGCCGGTTTTGTCTACTTCATGCCGTGCGAAATATGACACCATGCGCCGAATGGTTTCTATAGATATTGGGCGCCGTTCGGATAGTTGCCGGGCGCGCGCCAATCCTACCAGCGTCATACCCCGTTCACTTGCTGGTTTTAGATCTCGTTGCGCCAACGCCTCCCGGGCGTTTTGCGCGACTTCCGCCGGCGGTGTATACGTTGGCATTAACTAAATCTTCCCATTACTTGCATAACAATTAGTTCCAAATCGCCCCGATTTATGAGGCGTTCGGCGGCGTTTTCCGCCGTTTCCCAGCGCCCGCTATGAATTGCCGCTTGTTCGCTCCCGACCACATACCGGGCGTATGATGCGCTACTCTCCAAATACGCAACGTTGCCCCGTAATGTCATGCTATACGATTGGTTCAAAAATTCGCTGCCGCTCCCCTTGGCACTGCCGCGCCGATACGGAACCACGATTTGCCCGCTACGAATTGCCGCCATTAAAAACCGCCGTTGCCGTTCGCTTTTGATGTGCATTTTTGCCCCGCGCGGCGGCGGCGGTTTCTGGTTGCTGAGTTCATTGCGAACAAATTGCCCAAATGATAGCGTTACCGCCCGCACTGATTCGGCGATTTCGTCGGCGGTGAACATGTTTTTAACGGTGACTTTTACCCCCATCAGCGCACCAGCCGTAACGTAATATCACAACGACAATTCGGGTGTGCTGGGGATCCGTCCGGGTATTCCCCGCCCCAAACGTCCCGGGTTTTGTTGTCGAACGGTGCGCAAATTTGACATACTAACTCGTCCGCATCGGTGTTCCAAACCTCCTCGGATTTCACCCCCATACTATCCATATACGCCTTGTAACTGGTAGTCGCTTGGGTTTGCGCCCGGGTGAGTTCGGTAATTGCAATAGCCGCCGCCCGTTGCTCCCCAAACGCCGGGGTTAGGGTTTGCTTTACGTCCGCAATTGTCATACCCGGCGTACTGCGGAACAATTGGATGACCTTTGCTAATGTATCGTTTGTGGTTTTGTCAACGTCCCGGGCAAATTGCGGGTAGTACGATTCTAGCCACCCATTCACGGCGGCGTTGCGCTGATCGTCGGGTATGCTGATGCTGGTTTGCTCCCCTAGCGTGTCCAACCGCAAATTTGCAATGTTGGTTAACTCGGAAACCATTGGCGGTTTGATGAGTTCTGAAAAATTGATTGTTTCTATGTCATCGTTTAACAACGATTTCGCCCACTTGTCCCCGGCGTCCGCCATGATTTCCACCAGTTTGTTAAATAGCCGCCGTTCGGTACTTCGTACCGGCATTGCCGCTTTGTATGCGGCGAATGTGCGTTTGATGTCGTCGGCGCTGGTTGCATCGGCGATTTTAGCGCTAATCATTCCCAAAATTGGCGCCGGTATGTGGGTGCTGGTGAATTTGCGGGTATGCTCCCCCGTTTTGAAACGCCGTACCGCCCTTTGCTCCCATTTCATCAAATCCACGGCCGCCAACGATAACAGCGCCGGCGGGTTCGTTGCTTCCGCCGGTTCGTCCTCGATTGTCGTACTAATCAAATTGGGTTTGTCCTCGCTGGTTGGCGCCTCGGGATCAGTCACGCCCGGGTTATCGCTTGGGTTGTCGATGATTTCGGAAGTGAGCAAATTATCAATTTCGTCATACCCCAAAATCCGCATTGCGCTAGGGAGCGGTATACCCGCCTGCGTGAGTAGTACCAACGATTGCGCGCGGGCCGCCTCGTCCGCTTGCATCACGTCCAACGCTTCCGGCGTGAATACCAACTCATACCCCAGCGGGTATAGTACTTGTTCGTTTACAATCTGTTCGATGATTGCAACCCGGGGTATGACGGTTTCCCGCCAAAATCCGGCGCGATCTGAATTCGCGGTTGCATAGTTGGCGGCGGACGCCTCCAACATCGTACGCGGTACGCCGAACGTCCCGCCGATTGCATTCGTAACGCGCTCGTTTAATTCTGGTAATAGCAAGTCTTTAATTGGCGGCGTGATTGTTTGCGCCTTGACGTCCCCGCCGCGTACAAACAACGTGCGGAACGCATTTACCCACCCCGTGAATTTGTTCAGGTAGTCTAGGCTAAACCGTTTAAACTCGTTTTCCGCCATATCTACCGGCATACTCATAATGGTTATTGGTTGGGCGCCGTGCTCAAAAAATGCGCTAGTGAACCGCTGAATATAAAAACTAACTTGTGAATCCGTCAACGCAACGGACGCCGGCGCTAATCCCGGCAAAATGTCCGTTGATAATGACGGTTCCCGAAAATAGACAATGTCATCAATGCCCCACGTTGCAAACAGTCGTCCGTCAATCCGTTGCTCGAAACGTAGCGCCGTGTACGGATCCACGGGATTAACCGGCCCGTTGACATGTACCCGCATCGTTTGCGGGTTCAAATACTGAAATCCAACCAGCACCCGACCGCGGTAAAGTTTCAACCAATACGCCGCGCCGGTTACCAGCAATGAACGTTCGGTTTCGCGTATCAGCATGGGGAGCGATGTTTTAAACGGCCATTCCACCACGGCGCCATTACGTACCAACTTATACGGCACGCTGCTTAATGCGTCGGCGCGCAGGTTAACCGCCCGATACAATACCGGTACTTTTTCGTATGCGGTTATTGGATCGTTGACGTATAATCCGTTTTTGAGCGCATTAACCCACCCCGGAATTGCTTCAATTGCCATTTAAAAGTACCCCCATTGCATACTACGCGCGCCTATCATATGAACCGCACCGCTGACGGCGTCTATCATATCGTCATGCACCCCTATAGGGAATGATACACATTCATCTAAAAAAATACGGTTCCAATCCCCACGAAGTAGCGCGCATTTGCCTTGTTCGGCGCGCGCCGCCCACGGCATAGCCCGGGCGCGCTTATCCCCGCGCGCAACAACCCCGTGGAACGTAATAGACGCCATTGCGGGTTCGCGGCGCAATTCCTGTAACCCCGCTAACCCGTGTAACGATTCCTCAATGCCAATTACAACCCGCGGTTCGTCTTGGGAGCGCTGCATAATCTGCCGGCGTATATCCGGCCATTCGCCTTTATGCCGGGTTACGTCCGCAATATATAGCGTTCCATCGTCGCCGAACGCACATTTTGCCGATGCCGTATAGTCTGCCGCTTGTTTCACCGATGCGGCTAAATCGTAGTACCGGTACCAATCCATGCGTTCGGCGTTGTCGATATACTCCACGTATTGGAACCAGTCACGCCGAAACAACGCCCCGGCGGCGTCTACAAACTTGCCTTCGCTTTCCTGTGCGTATTGTTCGGCGGTGTATGTTCGGCGCAAAATTTCGACAAATGAATCATGCAAATAAATATTGTCCGCCGTGCGGGATTCGATCATTGCGTAATCTTCCCCGCCTTGCGTCCATAACTCATAGATCCAATTGCGGCCGCGTGGGGTTGTGGTAATCCACGCCTTCCCGGGCTGCTCCCGCAACGTGGCTATAACAATGCTCCACGTTTCCGGGTTCATGAGCGCCGCCTCATCTAACCACAACCACCCCAGATTTGCGCCGCGTAGCCTGTCCGGCGCATCAGCGCTACGAAACTTAATTGTGCGATCGCCTAATAGTTTCATTTCGCCGTATGTTTGATTGTAATCTTGAATGATGCCCGCTTGGTTGGCTATGGTTTGAACGGTACGTAGTGCGCCGTCGCGTAACATCTGGTTGGTTGGCGCAATGATCATACCAACGCTACCCGGCGGCATGCGTAGCGCCTCAATAGCGCCGGCGTGCGTTTTGCCGCTCCCACGGCCGCCGACAAACATGCGGAATAGCGCCGGATTATTCCAAAACTCACTTTGTGGTTTTGTCGCTGTTTTTTGCGTTAGTACCCGTGCGTTCTGGGGTAATGTCAATGACATAATCGTTTACCGCCTTTTGTACTTGTTCGTATTTATCACGGTAGACGCCCGGGCGCATCGCCTTTAAAAAGAACATCATCAGCAGATCGCTAGACTTTTCCGCCCGGGCCCGCCCGATTGCTTCGAGGCGTCCTATACTGATTTCTCGCGCCATATCTTCGAGTTCCGCAAATTCAACGTTCAGTTGCGCCGCCTTCTTAATCGCACCGAAATGTACGCCGGCGTGTTGGGCGGCCGTGGTTTTGTTGCCCGTCAATGCCAACGTTACTAAATAGTGTTTTGCCCATGGGTACGCCGCTTTCACGTCGTCCGGAATTTCTGCTAGTGGGATTGTGATTACTTCCCCCGTTGGGGAGAAATCCGCCGGTATGATAATCGGCAAAAAATCGCGCGTGTCATCACTCATACAATTTTTTCCGATGTAATCACCCGCAATAAAATATTCACAAATGCCAACGCAACCACGGTATACGGCGCTAAATGCTGAAATGCGGGATCTGAAACCATCAGCGCCAACACGGCCGCAACGAATGAAAACGCATTAACCCATAGCGTTTTACTGGTGTACCACTTTTTCATTGTTTACCCCTTATAAAAAATATTCAGATACGTTACAAGCGCCGCATACAGTACCGAAACGGCGTATATGATGCCCCGGAATTTGTTGTATTCCGCATACATGCCGTTGTACTTGTCCCACAACTGGTTGATTTCGGTTTGCATTTCATCAAACCGTTTCTCCCCGTCAACTAGTCGTTTTTCAATGCTGGTAAGTTGTTGCGCAATTCGCCCAACGTTTACCCGGATTTCGGTTAGTACCTCGTGCTGCTCCATTACATCGCCCCCGCTATCAGTGATCGTACATGATTCATATCTACCATACGCCCGGGGCAAGTTTTCGGCGAACCGGTTTCACGGTGTCCGCGGATCGTGTTGTAATCCGCCGGGAACGAACGCCAACCTAACAGCGCTGCGGCGGTTTGTGTGGTGTATTCGGTTTGTGCTGAATCCCACGGGCGTAAATCAAAATTCCCCACAACCTCTATACCCCAGTGCGTCGCATTGAACCGCCCGGCGTGGATTCCTCGCACGTTTAGCGGCGTCATTTGAAAAATGCCGTTATCCGATGCGTTGGGCGCATCGGTACAAATAAAGAGATGCGGCCCCGCCGTCCAACCCTTCGATTGATAAAACCGGGCGATTGATAGCAGCGATTTCACGCCCCGCCAATCTTCCCCCGTTGGTTTCCATGTGTGATGAATAATGACCCCGCGCGACCACGGCGCAACGCCGGGATCATGCGCCGCCAAATGTGCCCGGAATTCATCTATAGTTTTCCATTGCCGTACGTCAATTGCAAACATACAACCCCCCGAACGCCTCATACCTGTATTGTATGGTATACTAGCGTTCGGGGTGTCGCTGGTTCCGCTCCCCGCTCCTAAACGGTACCGCCCGCTATGTTGCAGTGCATAGCGGGCGGTGTTTATTTGCGTTTCCGATTTTGGGCGCGCGCTTCTAATATGTCACCCTGCATATTTCGCCACCGTTCGGCGGGTATGCCCGTGACTAACTCAAACCGTAGCATAAGATCCGGCGATATACGGGAATTTCGGTAAATGATGCTGCTGATACGGTGATACGGTACCCCGCACCGTGTAGCCAACTCCATAACCGACATTTTGCGCCGCTTGAGTAGCGCCCGCAAAAACTCCCCCGGCGCTACTGAATCCATACCGCCCGCCCCTCATCGTCAATCAGTAGCCAGCGCTCCCAACACGGTTTACTACTTTTCCAGTGTTTCCACCCGCGCCCGTTATCCCACAACCGCAAAAATGTTGCGTACTGGGTTGCGGGTTCCCACGTTTCCGCATTGGTGCGCCCGGTTAACCATTCCGCCGTTTTGTCGTTGAATTGGAACGCCCCGCCGTCATGGGTGCGGCGGTTGCGGGCGGTAAAATCGAATGTACCGTAATTCCACCCGTCCCCCGATTCGCACGACATAATAGCCAGCGCTTCACGCGTTACCGTGATGTGTTCGGCGTGACACTCGGATAAATTGCACACAAACCATAAATACAGTTCAATCATAATTTACCCCCATTTGTACCAATCACATTGCAAATGTTGCCAATCGTTCGGGTATTCCCGTATCTGGTTGGCGATGTGACGGGTGAGCCGCTTTTGGTAGTACGCTGCAACCCGCTCCCGATCATAGGCAAATAGCCTACTCTTAGGGTATATCACCAGTTCCCGCGGTATGCCGTTGTGTTTCATCACATGGGAAACCCCGTTTTGATTCGTAAATACGATTTCGGCGCAATACTTCAGGCTAATGTATTTGCGGCGGTACTCGTTGCGGTAGTACGCTGCGATTTCGTGGTAATGCGGTACTAAATAGTTTGCACAGTGATACATTACCAGCCCCGCCGCTAGTAATCCTATAAACTGCTTTTCATCAAACGGGAGTTTGAGAATACCCAAATTGAAATACCGCCGTATTGAATTGAACGGTATACCGGTTGCATCTTCGATACCCCGCAATGACAACCCCGAGTTGCGGCGGTAGTGTATCATGCGCTCCCCCATCACCCGGGCGGCTATGTACGCCTGTTGCCCGCCCTTGCGGCCCGTGGTTTTGGCCAACTGGTGAAGTTTACGCCAACTGCCCGGCGTGCTGGTGAGTTGCGCAATGCGGGTTTCCTCTTGGATTGATACCCGGCGTTTGTATCTTGTGACATTAGGGATTTCGCCCCGCACAATCAGCGCATACCGTATCATACGGTACGCCTTTGGATCTACCCCAATTGTGTTATTGTGTGCGACTTCGTCGGGGAATTTGCGCAAATGCTCCCGGACGGTATTCCAATATTTTTTATACCGTTTCTCGGAATAGGCGGCCAAGGCGTCCGACCATAGCACCGCATTACGTACCCGCCAAAACGGCACCGACAAGCGGGCCGAAATGCTGGTGATAGATTCGCCCGCAATGTACGCCGCGATCCACGCCGTATGTTCGGTTTGCTCCTTCATTGTTTGCCCTGTGATGCTAGCCACGTTTCACACTGAAACAGCGCCCGCGGCATGTTGGCGGCGGATCCATGCGCAACCAGTTTCCCATCATATGCGAACATTTGCGGTTCTGACTTGTCCCAGATTGACCACAAAATGGTATCAGCCCGAAACGTGGAAACCACTACCCGAAATTGCGCATACGTTAAATATGCGCTGGTGTTGATAAACTCCCATTGCGCCCCGTGAAATTCCCGGTTCATTGCTGGTTCTCCTTTATGCCTATTGCGTCGTACGCCTCGCCTATACTACGTACCACCACAAACGCCCCACGGTATAGCGTGGAAAATCGGATTTGATCGGGCGTAAACGTGCCGGCGCCGCTTTTGATTTCGAGTAGGTAATTAACGCCTTTATACCCTACTAGCAAATCGGGAACGCCTCCCCCCACGGTAGACAATGAGTACACAGACGCCCCAACGTCCCGCAACGCCGCCACAATTTCCCGGTGATTCAAATCAACTTTAAAGTGTCTTCTCATTGCTCCATTGCTCCATAGCCCAATCAATCAAATACCGTACCGCTGCCGAAATTGTCCGGTTTTTTGTGGGGAGCGTATCGGCCAATCGTCGCAATTGCTCCTTCTTTTCCGGCGTAATGTATATATGCATGTACGTTCCCGGTTCCGGTTTTTTACGTTTCGTCATTGTCAATACTCGTTAAGTATGCGGCCAACCAGATATTAACCACGGTTCCGGCGGTAGTGTTGGTTTCTTGGGCGCTGTCTAGGATTGTTTCCCAAATCGTCGGTTGTATGAATAGTTGAACGGGTACCCATTCGGTTTGTTCGGATAATAACGAAATTACACGTTCCCGGGCGGCATTATTCGGTTTCATCGTGTTCCCTCCCCGCTGTTGTACGGATCATATCGTATTTAATGTACTCATCTGCGGCAATTGCGAGATTTTTTTTGTATGCGCTGGTATCCTCTCCTAATTTTTCCGCAACATCGCACATTTTGCGGAAAAACTCATACCGCTGGGTTAGATCCTGTAACTTCTGCTCCAATGGTGTCATATTGCCCCCGTAATCACTTGTTGTAACGCGTGTTCCGTGCTGGGGATAACGTCCGGCGGGAATAGTTGGGATTCCCAATGATCACTTCTGTCATATTGATAATCAAAATTGGTATAGATCCAATGGTTCGAATCCTTAAATACGAATCTGTATATACGTTCCCCACATACGCATAAATCGGTATCGTACACATTAATAGCGACCGGTAAATTATAGGTGTACTTCTCATAATCCGACATGCTCAGTATATCCGCCATCACCTCCTTAACAGCCCAGATCAGCGAATTAAACCCTTTAACCTCTGCTATACGAGTATGTTTTTCCGAATCATCGTCATACATGATTGTTGCGTACCCGCTTGGTTTATCATATACAACATCCATTTCATATCCGTTAATTACGTTTTCCCATCCGTACACATTGGGCGCAATTTCCCCAGCATAGACAAAAACGTATTGTGTATTGCGCATCATAATTACAATTGGTTCCATCTATTCCCGCTCCTTCCGCACTGCTGCCAAATCTTCAGCCAACCGCCGCAAAAAATCTTCTTCACCATCATCACCAGAAAATAACCAGTCTACACGCTCTACATAGATTGCGGCAATTCTGATGGCTTTGACTGCCTCTTCCAACTTGCATACTACTTCAGGATCGTCAATCGGGTTTCGTCGCACATACATCGGTATGTCTACCGTGATATGCATCATTTTTTCTTGGATATAATCCCAGTGTCCACCGCTCATTATTCCCGCTCCTTCCGAACGGCCGCCAAATCCGCCCGTTCGTCAAACGACAATTCGCAATCATCGCCCGATTCGCAATCTACCCAACCAGTCGGTTTGTCATGCACATATACCAGCACACACCCGCACCATAGCGTATATTTCGTTACGTGTATTTCAGTCATGAAAACGGGTACTCCCTTCGAATTTTGCGGCCTTCAAATCGCCCGCGAGTGTCTTTAGATAATCCCGTACCGCATTACGTGCCAGTTTGGTAATTAGTGCCTTGTCCCGCGCTTTCTCGAATTGCAAATATGCTATATCCCTCCCGCCGTCCGTCCCTAAAAACTGCAACGTTACCAACCAGCGTAAACGGGATTCCGACATCGCCCGGATAACTACCCGATACCCCAACGTGTGTTTTATGTATGTGTATGTATCTGGTGTTGTCATTACTTCCCGCTCCCAAACACGGCGGGCGGTTCCTGCTCGTTTTTGTCTACGATCCGTTCGGCAGCCAACACGGCGGCGCCGTATGAGAGGCAATACCCCGTTGATTTCGTCCCGCCGCTGGGGAGTTCCACAACCGCCCGCCACATACCGCCCCATTCCGTAAATACCATGGTATACCCGCGGTATCGAATTATGCGTTGTTCTGTCATCACTCACCCCCATATAAATAATTCATAATCGCATCTTGTGCGCCGCGCCGTGCAACTTCGAGTAATGAATCATCCATTTTTTGGACGTCCTCGCATAATGCGGCTATATGTTCGGTTGCAATGCTGCGCAATACCGGTTTTGGGCCGTCTTCCGTATCAACCCATTCGCCCGTTTCGTACGACATAATCATAGATTTGTAATTCGGTGAACGCTTCGTACAAATCAACGTTATGATCGTTGCCAGTTTGTTTGCATCGGCGTGGTTGCGTGGTTCTGCTACTCGTTGGCGCGGTTTTGCGATAAACTCGCCAAATTGGGCGATGATTTCCGCCCGTTTGTTGGCGTCGTCGTGGTGTTGTTTTGTCATTTGGTGATTACTCCCTTATCATCGCAAAAATTAATAGACAATTTGAATTCCTCAATCATGTAATCCTCGATTTGGCTAAGCGAACCCCAATATGACACAACACAATCGCCCGAATTGTCCCAAATAGTTAACCCCCACGTTTCGGAATCTACTTTTTCCATATCAATGCTATGCAATGCGCCAAAATACTTTGGCGCATCGCTAGGGATTCGAGCCGTATATGTGATTGTGCGGCGCTGGTAATCGTAATTTCGTACTACGTGAACAATGTACGTTTCGGGATTGTCCCCAGTGTCCCCAGTGTTAAAACTTTGTGCCCATTGTCGCATTATGTCCTGCATCGTTACCCGTGGTTGTTCTGTCATCGCTCTACACTCCTTCAAATAATGAATATTGAATCGGCGCCGCCTTCGGCGCTGGTGATTCGGGCCGCATCGTTGGCACTGCTGCCGAACGCTCCACCGGGAACACGTTCGGTAATTTGTCGTATAGTGTGCGATCGTCCGCAAATACCCGCACAATGCCACGATCGCGCGCCGCTACGTACACCGATGCGGCGGCGGCATTCCAGTACACCAGCCGGAACCGATTCCGCCCGAAATCCGTTAGTGTCTTATGTGCATACGTTTCAACCCGGGGAGCGTAGTACGCACCGTGCCCGGTATCCACGTCGTGAGCAGCGTCTACAGATTCGAGGCTATACCCGGCGTTGCAAATCGCCGCAACCACGGCGGCGGCGTGTGCTGGGGTAACGCCGAAATAGTCAATGGGAATAATCATTCGTTGTTCTCCTTTGGATCTAATATGCTATATGCCCAGCGATTTTTTGCCGCCCGTGATTGAACTATTGCAGATCGTTTCCGTTGTTCTGTGCTCCAATCCATGTATTTTGTTTGCGATTCTAAAACCCAATTACCCGCTTTATAAATAGTTCCCGTGTGTACTTCGGTATCCTGATATGAAACTAATTTAATAATATGCGGATAATGCGTTTTAATATGCCGTACCATTTTCCCTAACATCCACGTTGCTGTATATTTTGGCGCATCGGGAGCAATGGCAAGGCGGCGCAATTCCAACATATCAAATCCATTTTTCATACGATTAGCCGCTACTGGGGTTGTCCAAATTGCAACGGCGTAATAACACAAATCATAAACCGCTCCAAAAAATGCGGTATTGCGGTTGCGTAATAAATTGCCTTTGTTCGTCAATGGCAAACGTGAGTGCCACAACAAATTATGTAGCATAGCGGTATCGACTGTGCATGGCAAGCATGTTAACAACTTGCATGATTTCGGAATATTCCGCGCAAACAATGTTTCATTCATCGTCGTTACTCCTTTGGTCCTATTGCATCAATCACCAGTTCCGCCGCCGCCGTTGCCTCGTCGCGCGTGTCGTACTTCATTCCCCAGTACACGCCGTGCGCAAATTGGATCCGTACAAACCATTGACCCGCATCATTGCATACCAACGTATACCGAATCCCGCCGTATGCCAACGCCTCAATACTGCCACTCATGCCCGCCCCTCCTTTTTTGTTTTTTGTTCTACTAATACGTTATTCATCACAATCCCGTTCGAAAACCTCACGTTGTAACAATGCCG